GGTTTAATTTGTGGATTTGTATATTTTTCTCCGGTCTTTTTTACAACTCCGGAGAAGTTTGTTAAAAATTGTGTCAATGGGTCGAGGTTAGACATCGATCCCGTATCTTTTACAATATCTAAATCTCTTTTTGTTTTGCCAGCATTGATATTTGTATTCCATGCATTTGCTTTTATTAGCCCAAGAGTTGCCATAATATTTGGCAATTGTGCTTCTGCATTTGTTCTGTTAACAACTGCATTTTTTGTCATTTCCATAATATAATCTTTTTGTGCTAAAGACTGAGAAATGTCTTGTGATTGTTTTAATAGCCCCATAACTGCTAAAGCAGTATCAGGCATTTCTTTCATTTGTGGGGCATGTGTTGATACAACTGCTCCTGCATTTGCGCCTGATCCGGCAGCAAGTACGGGAGATAGACCTGCAGCTCTAAGGTCTGCTACTCTTCGTTGTATGCTAGTATCTTCTCGTCCGAAGATTTGTTGTTGGATTCCTTTTTGATAATTAAAATTATCTTTTTCCAGCTGGTAATTTTTATAATTCATGTATGAATTAAAAATTCCAGTTCCGGCGGAAAGTGTTGAACCTATTACTGTGGGGGCTAGGAGACCTGAAGCTGCTCCTGCCATAGGGAGACTTCCGATTGCTGCTCCGAACATGGTTTTTCCTCCTTTTTTTATCGTGACTTGGTGTCACTCAGCATAGTTACTAACAAGTAATGTAACTATGCTGAATGTCAAGCCATTCTTATTTTTCAACGACCTGCTGCTCGTTTTTAGCTACAGAAGTCCCTAGAAGGGCTTCCTGTGCTTTGTACGAGGCTTTTACAAAAGCCTCGTGATCGAGTTTTTTCTGTCTTAATTGTTCTTTGATTTGGAATGCATCTGCCATATCAAATCCCTTTAGTCTTGTTGGATCATAAAATTCTTCGTCCGGATGTACACCGTTAAAATCAAATTGATCTCCACGAGAAATCTCTAGTCTTTGTCCTGCCATAATCATTTCTTCAATTCTGATTTGCATGGGTACATATCCAGCTGTTTCTGTGATTAGTTCACCGCTGTTTTCTTCCGGTTTGTCGTGTGGAAAGTTTTCCATGTATTGTACACTAAATCGTGACATTTTGTCCTCCTTAATTATGGTCAATTAGACCTGGCTGTGATTGCACAGGTAGTGGTCTAAAAGCCTTTATTATATTTCCGAAGCTTACAATAAGTCCGGGTTCTGCTGGTACTGCGAAAATGTCTTTTCGAGGTACGCACTGTATAAAACTTTCGTTTAGTGCTGGTGCGGAAGCTGGATTAAACTGTCTTCCTAAATGCCAGTAGTCATACGTTGATCTCATTGCTGCTACTGTCATATTGTTTTTTGTTCGCATTTCGTCATATCGTCCCTGATATCCGAATATTGCTGTGTTGTGTGAAGCGTCTCCGTCTTTAGCGCAGATTTCTACTTTTTCGATTGCTTGCTCGCTTAGATTTGCGAACTCAGGAAAAAAGAAATCATATTTTGTTTGTCTTAGCCATTGTCGGTCGATTCCGTCTTGATATTGTGGTTTAGGCATGATTGACATAATGCCGATGATGAGTCCAAACTCCTTGGCATGATATTTTCCACAATAAGAGTCACTGACAGTAATTCCATGTCCCGCCATGTTTCCTTGAGGAGAAGTCGCGTCTGTTGTAGAAGTCTTAAGGACTTCACTAATGATGACGGGTGAGCGTGATCCGCCGATGTACTCCGCTCTTTGTAATCGTTCATCACGAGGTGAAGTTCCAAAATGGCTCTTGAGAAATTCTGTATACCTTGCTCCAGCTCTTGCATTTCGTTCCATCCATTTTTGTATACTGAATGCTAGTCTTAAATCGGCAACTGTAAAAGTTGTTGCAGATGCTAAATTAACAGTGTTAGCATTCATAAAGTTTAATGCATTAAGTGCATTAGCTGCTCCATTTATATGCATCTTATTATCTGCTGCTGCGTTAGCAAATTCTGGTGTTAAACCTAGAATATCGTCAGCTGGTATTTGTGCTGCTGTCCATACCGCAGCAGTAGTACCACTTATCGGTAACGCTGGTGCAGTTCCTCTTTGTTGCCACGGTAGTGCAGATGTGAAGTAGTCTTTTTCCCAATTCCTTAAAAGAATTGATTCCTGAGTTAATGCTACTTCCGTTTGTAGTGTTTCGTCCCTATAGTATTCGTTAAATACTTTATTGTATGCGTCTCTTGGAAATGTCATAGGGAAACGACCTGTTGGTGCTACCGCTACCGGAAAGCCTAAGTAATCCCAAAGGGAATTTGCGGCTTTGTTTGTTGGAGTCCATTTCGGTAGTGTTGGTGTTAATGTTCCGGCGGTTCCTCCGGTTATGAATGCCTCCCATGAATCTGTCGGCGATGTGTCCCAAAGTAATCTATATGGGACAAAGAAGTAATGTACGTACATGTTTATCTCATGTAGTACTGGGGCAACAAGCGGTTGAAATCTTATTATTGCTTGATTGCCTATTTTAAAAAAATCGCCAGGTACGACTTCATCACACATGACAGGAATTAGTTGTCCCATGTCGCATGTGAATTTTTTTTCGTATGATAAATCGAAAGTAGATCGATTTGGAATGAGTGAACCTGTCATTTCAAAAATTTGATTACTCATGTTCTTCCTCCTTTGTGTCTATGACATTGTATACAATGTCTGGTGTTATTGATATGTCTATCGAATCGAAATAGCCTATTTTAAGCAATTCGTATTCGTTTTGAAGTGATTGAGGTATACCCATTTGTCTAAATTGACGCATTGCTACTTTGTCATTTACTGCTATGAATGGGGGTCCTGCCTCTTCGGCGAGTTTGTCTTTAACTGTGTAAACATTGTATAACATACGTTATCTCCTTAAGTTTTTGTGTTTACGACTCTAGCGCGCTCCGCTTGCTCAATATATTCGCTCCGCTTGGAGTTTATATATCTGGTTAAGACGCTTCTAAAGTTTTGCTTTTTTGAGACTTGCTTGCGCGTTAAGATTACATTCGTTCTGTACTCTACTTTTTTTTATTCCTTCTTCGTTTTTTATTACGTCATCTGTCATAAAGTTTTTTGTGTAGAGTTCATCTCTAGTCATGTATTTTCCGCACCGCTGTTCTGTCTCTTCGCAATCCTTTATTGTTTGAAGCTGTCTTATTCGACCTTTATCAAGGTCTAATCTGTTTTGATAGTATCGGGGTAATGGTGTTTTACGTCCCCGTACTGTTATATGTAACTGTTGTTTTAATTGTTCTGCGTTTTTATCGCAGTATTGTTTACCGAGTCCTAATGATAATAGTCTAAATACTGGTTCTCGGTTTTTTTCGGTGTATTCTTCTAATGCGGATTCACCGTTAAGTTTTTTCATTATGTAGCCAGCTACATAATTAATTGAATCGGGTTCGGCACGACCAAACGATTCTTTTATTCGTTCTGGTGACCAAATGCACTTTTGCCATGAATCCATTATAATAGACTTATCCATGAGTCCAAGCCCAAATATAATAGCGTGATAATGCGGACGATCTGTAAGATCTCCGTACTCACCCACAGCAAAGTATCGTATTTTTTTATCCGTTCGCTTGCGCAATCGCTTAAAAAATTTAACGAGATCTTGTTTTCTAAGCGATTCAGAATCAGGGATATTAAAATCGTCATAAGTAAGAGTAATAAATATCGCACGATCATGTTCCTCCAATTCGTGTAGCATTCTAACGCTCCACTCTTTTCGTTTTTTTATTCTGCACGCAGTACATTGACCACATGGAACTTCTAATCCATGAGGAAATTCTATTTTCGATAATCCCTTTGTTAGTCTGAACGGTTTGGCGCATTGCACATTATTTTCTCCTCCTTAATTCTCATAGTCTAATTCCTCCACGAGATGATCCGTATTTGGCTATACGTGTTTGTCTTTTACGACCGAATTTTCTTCTTCGTCTCATTTTTTTTACCTCCTTAATTAAATTCTTTTTCGAATTTGGGTCTGTTGTTTTTATCATAATGTTTATTATGATCAACTTCAAGTGCCTCTACTGCTTTTTTTTGTTTGTCGGTTATGGGTTTAATTTGTGGATTTGTATATTTTTCTCCGGTCTTTTTTACAACTCCGGAGA